CTTTACAAACAAGAGCCTGAAACAGTTATAGAGTTAGAAGAAGTAACTGAAAAAGTAGAAACAAAAAATAGAATAATTGGCAAAAAAAGAGACCATTATATTGAATGGTTTCCTGAAGGAGTTTTGGTGTGTGGTACATTGAACACCAAGAATTCAATTGCCAGAGAGTTATTGCTGGAACCATATCCAGAATGGAGATTTGGTATCAGTGATAAGTGGCTCAGTCTCAAAAAAGTGCAGAATGCACTGAATGAACTGGGTGATTATTATTGTAGATACACTTTGTATCGCTAACACAAAAACACACACAACGGAGAAAAAAATGACTAATAAATCAATGAACCCATTTGAAATTCGCTTTGAACTTTTGAACATGGCAAAAGACTATCTTGAAGCATCATATCAGATGCAATATTCTCTTGCCCAGCAAAATATGGTAGCACTACAAGAACAAGGAAAACTTGCTATTGACACTTGGAAGAAGTTGATGCCTGAACGTTACACAATGGAAGATATTGTGGCAAAGGCACAAGAACTCTACGGATTTGTTGAGAGCAAAGACGGAAAGACTAAGTAAAATCAAACTGGTCGTAAAATACGACCAGTTCACACATACACACATAAAGGAGAGAGATGCACAACTCACGTTGGCAGCAGTTTCACTACTGGAACACCTATGGTTCTCATCCAGTAGCAAAGCACTTTGCGATAGAATTCAAGAATCTGTCAGATGCCGAAGCAGCAATGACAGGTTATTTGAACAGTATCAAACGATTCAATATTCTTGATTGGATTGGCGATGTTTGGGATGATATTTTAGACTTTATGACAAAAGACCGAGAAAAAGAAAGAATGGAAGCATACTTTTCTCAAGCAGTGGATCATGCAGACCTTGAAAGAAGGCAAAGAGAATGGGAAAACAGAAAATTCAAAAAACTTGGATATTATATCTAATATCATTATTGCTTCCTATATTTGTCCACGCCAAGGATGTAGAAACTCTCAAGACTTTTCAATCAACTGAGGAGTTTCTATCTTGGTGTGTGTCAACACATTACAATCCCGACTTCTGTAAGCAGATTGTGGTGATGCACAAGCAAAAAGGAGATCAAAGAGTAGAGTGGTTTCCTGATACCTACATCAAGAAATCTTTGATATATAAACATGAGTATTTTATAGGTTGTTCAGACATTGAGATTTACAGCATAGGATATCTGCACAATTTCATCTATAACTTCAGGATTTGTGATAGGAGTGAGAATGGCAAAACAAGTAAAAGATGATTCGTTTGGTAAGAGAGGAAGTAGAATCTCCGCTTCTAGACAAAAACGAACCTCTATTGGTTGTAAGCACAATAAAACACGACCCAACAATAAACGAAAGCGTAAGAACTGGAAAAGGTATCGTGGACAGGGGGGAAGAAGATAAATATTGGTAGTAATACCAATAACCTCTAGCAGAAAGGAGTATTTCGGTTTTCAACCCTTGTTCATTTCTAACCTCAAATTTGGTTTTTATGGCTAAGAGAAAACGAAATTCAATCACCCCTGAATACTATGAGTCTTTTGAACCCCACCTCAAATTGCACAAAAATTCTAACCTTGACAATATAGTAAGACTGGATAACTTCCACCTAAAAGAAGTTGAACCTAAGACAGATAATCAAGCTAGAACCTTCAGTGCATATCATCAAAACAAAAATCTTCTACTTCATGGTTCCGCTGGTACAGGCAAGACTTTCATCTCCATGTACCTTGGTCTCAACTCTATACTCAATAACACTGGTTATTATAAACTGGTTATAGTTCGGAGTGTTGTACCTACCAGAGAAGTCGGTCATTTACCTGGCGATCTTGATAAGAAGATTGAGGTATATGAGTTACCTTATAAACAGATAACCAATGAACTGTTCAACAGGGGTGATGCTTATGAAGTAATGAAGAAGAAACGGAAAATTGAATTCCTATCTACTTCATTTATTCGTGGTGTGACCTTTGATAATGCTATTGTCATAGTAGATGAAGTTCAAAATATGTCTGATATGGAGATTCATACGATTGTCACTAGGATTGGATCTAATTGTAAGATTATTTTTAGTGGAGACACCAATCAAGATGACTTGACCAATAAAAGACATGAAAAATCTGGTTTGTCCATTTTTATGGACATAATTGGTCGTATGAATTCTTTTGCAATGATAGAATTTGACTATTCTGATATTGTTAGATCTGATTTTGTCAAATCGTATATTATCTCCAGAGAACATTATTTTACTAATCAAGAAACTCTGAAACTATAAATACTATACGGGGGTGGTTTCACCCCCTTGACTAATTAGAAATGTAATGGTATACTAATAAGTAGGTTATGTTGTTGTATTATTTTTTATTGATTAATGTGGGAGTGTTATTATATGCTATAGCGAATTGATGGGCCTATATCTTTTCGTATTAATCGTAGTCATTGACTACATACTAAGGCTTTAATGATAGACCAATTAATCGCAGTTCTAGAGACACATGGAATAGTTGGTCTCTCATTAGGCTTTTTTGCCTACCTGTGCTTTGATCAACAAAAAACTATAAAAAATTTACATAAACAGATTGCAGAAATGCATCATATTCACGCAATTCAAGTAGAACAAACTCTGCAATCATTGGAAAGTGCGGTTCGTGAAGTTGAACGCGAATCTGCACATGTTGGTGGTATGGTTCAAATGGAGAGTTTTCGTAAACAAAGGTAACCTATGGAAGACAGAAAGTTTGAAACCATTATGGAGCAAGAAACCATTCGCCTAGACCGAATTGAGCAGAAGATAGATAAATTATCTGATGTTGTCGTTCAAATCGCAAAAGTAGAAGAGAAACTCTTGGCACTGGAAAACGACAAGAGATTGTTATTGGAAAAAATGATCAAACATGATGAGTTATTGACCAAGATCATTGCTGATGTGGAAGCAACAAAGACAACTGTGAGTGGTTTGAATAAAATGTTTTGGATTGTAATCACTACAACAATATCAGCAGTAGCAGCAGGTATAACCTCTATTCTGAAGTAGAATCAAATGACAAAAATTATAGTTGGTATTTTGATGTTTTTGTCTATGATAGCACAGACAGTATTTGCTGATAAAGACATGGATGGTCAATACTATTATCAGACACCACCCCCACCTGTGTATTCGCAACTTCCTGAATCCACTGACGTAACAGACAGAGCAGTAGCAATGTTTCTTGACCACGGCATTACTGGTCTTGTCTTACTCATTCTTGGATGGTGGTATTATCAGAGACAGAAGAGATGGGATGAAGAATCAGCAGAGATGAGAAAAGAACTGCTTGAGTATGTCAAGGCAGACCAGACTTCTGATTATGATATGATGAAGAGAATTGATAGCGCGAAGACAGAATTGAAGGAGCAGATGATGTTAATGAAAGATGAGATTCTAAGAGAACTCGTGAGGAAATAACGTCATGTTCAATAAGAAAGTAAGGTTAGAAGACGACAAAATAAATACTCCTGAAGAATTATTGGAAATTGAAACTGAAAAAATATGGGAAATTGATCCAATGAGTGCTTTGAAATTTGAAAGACTAGAGAGGAGAAAGATTCTCAACTGGGTTGCCAGAATGATCCTTTCATTGGTAGTCTTTGGTATTTTTATTCTTCTTATTTGGTTATTGTTCTTTGGTGATTTACCCCAAGGTTCTCGTGATTTAGTCAACATTATGATCGGTGCCTTCGTTGCCACTGTCACCAAAACAGGAGACTATTGGTTCAAGTCAGATGACAATGAATCAAAAGAGCACACTGAACTTTCAAAGCAACCGCCACCGAAAAAAGAGGAACCTGATGAGTGATTTCAATGATTTTGGTTTCAGCACAGTCAGTACCGAAGAATACCAGCAACAACAGGTACAACAGGTGGATGTTGCTAAGGAAGTTGTAACCACTGCCACATCATCTATTACTCCAGAACTGGAGAAGATGAATTCCAAGATTTCTACTCTTGCAGACAGTGTACGTGTGTTACAGGATGACCTTGAGACTCGGAAGGAAGAACTCAAGGACAAATGGGCTCAGAGAATGAACGAGGTAGAAGAACTTGTTTTGCCCTTACTGAGGAATTTGGCAAAAGACGGAGACCAACGAGAATGGATTCGTTGGCCGAACCGTACAGACATTTTAAACAAACAGATTGACAAGATTACATCTGTAACAAGGAGTGATTTTTAATGAGTTGGATTTACTTCATCCTTGCATGGATGGTGGTATCAACATGGTGTTCTCGGTACATGAGAGCTAAATATCGTAATGGAGATAAATCGTCATGTCAAGTGAAGACAAAGAAGTCAACAGTTTAGATGATGCTGGTTTTCACCTACTCATGGATGACATTGAAATTGGTTCATGTCGGACTGCTATTGAGTGGATTCTAGAAAACAATTTCAAAAGTGAGAACAAACACAAAGAATTGAATCTGGTCATATGCTCATATGGTGGAGATCTTTCAGCTTCCTTTGCACTAATTGATGTGATGCGTGGGTCATCTATTCCAGTCAAGACCACTGGACTCGGTGTTGTAGCCTCTGCAGGTCTTGCCATTTTTATGGCTGGTCAACAAGGGAGCAGGACACTGACTCCCAATACCTCTATTCTCTCTCACCAGTTCTCTTGGGGGACATATGGTAAAGAGCATGAACTCTTTGCAGTACAGAAAGAGTTTGAACTTACTACCTCTAGAATGATCAAACACTACAAGAAATGTACTGGCTTGACTGAAAAAGAGATCAGGAAGTATCTATTGCCCGCCCACGATGTTTGGATTGCGGCGAAGGATGCAAAGAAACTCGGAATCTGTGACCAAGTAAAGGAGTTGAACTAATGGCATTACAAATCCAAACTGCTTCTGAATTTTATCACAAGATTAGTGATATTGTTGAGAAGACCAACCTCAGTTATATTGATTCCATCTTATACTACTGTGATGAGCACAAGATGGAACCAGAGGCTGTAGCACCTCTGATAAATACGAAGATGAAGGCTCAGATTCGGGATGAAGCTGAGGAACTACATTTTCTACCCAAAACTACAAAGTTACCGCTATGATAGATATCAAATACGAAGTTGATTTTTCAAAGGGGACCATTATACTTGGTCACTTTATGTTTCCACAATGACCTGCTTGTGAATCAGCAAAGGCTTTGTTGAAAGAACATAACATTCAGTACATGTATATTCAGGCTGATAAAAAACTATTTGGTAAGGTTCTTCCTGTCACAAATAGTAAAACCGTACCCCAGATTTTTATGGACGGTGAGTTCATTGGGGGATTTCCAGAACTAGAAAAAAGATTGGAGGTAGACGACAAACACAGTTGACAAACATACGAATACAAGTTATACTAATATCAGTTGTTCAAATAATTATACGAAAGGTACACGATGGCTTCATCTTTTGCAGACATGAAGAAACAACGAAAATCCAACCTCTCTAGTCTGATCAAAGAGACTGAGAAGATTGCAAATCCCAATACCTACGGAGAAGATGATAACCGTTACTGGCGTCCAGAGTTGGACAAGGCGGGTAATGGTTATGCTGTTATTCGGTTTCTCCCAGCACCAGAGGGGGAAGACCTTCCTTGGGCACGACTCTGGAATCACGGGTTTCAGGGTCCAGGCGGTTGGTACATTGAGAACTCTCTGACCACTCTTGGGCAAAAAGATCCCGTATCTGAACACAACTCGGTCCTTTGGAATTCGGGGATTGAGGCCAACAAAGAGATTGCACGAAAACAGAAACGGCGTCTGACCTACATCTCAAATGTATATGTGGTCAAAGACCCTGCTAACCCTCAGAACGAAGGTCAAGTTTTTCTTTACAAGTTTGGTAAGAAGATTTTTGACAAGATCAACGATTTGATGAACCCTCAGTTTGAGGATGAAGACCCTATCAATCCATTTGATCTGTGGGAAGGTGCAAACTTCAAACTCAAGATTCGTAAGGTTGAGGGATACTCAAACTATGACAAGTCTGAGTTTGATTCGCCTGGGGCTCTTCTTGATGACGATGATCGTCTTGAGGAAATTTGGAAGTCAGAACATTCTCTGAAGGAGCTGGTGTCTGCCGACAAGTTCAAGACCTATGAGGAACTGAAGGCTAAATTGGATCGGGTACTTGGTCTGAGTGATCAACCACCGTCTCAGCCTAAATCTAAAACAGTGGTTGAAGAAGAGGATGTTCCGTTTGAAGGTGGGACTCCGTTTACTTCCTCAACCCCCACCCCTGCTGCAGAAGACACTGACGAAGAAGAGGAAGAAACTTTGAGTTACTTCCAGAAACTTGCTCAGGAATCTTAACCCATTGCGTAGGCCATGTTCATCATGGCCAGAGTAGTCTCACCCTGTCGTGGAGAGTCAGGAACTTTAATTTGAGTTGCCTGGTTGGAAATGACAGGGTTTCTCTGACTGTTATCAATGTTGTTGATAACCACTGGTTGTGAAGATTGTGACATTATCATATTTTGAGAACCTGTTAGTAATTGTGCGGCTTTCATAAATACGGCAGTAGCCTGATTGTCTAGTACCAGTTCAGGTTGAGATGGTGTCCCGTGAAGCACTGCTAATCCCGTCCCTTCAACTAATCCACCAGTTTTAAACCCTCTTGCTTTTTCTGCAAGTACTTCCTCAACCTCTTTAAGGTTATCAATCTCATCTGACATGGCTAAACTAGCTATGTTATTTTGTATCATTTCAAGTTGTTCTTTATTCATTCCTTGAATTTTATTTCTTAGTTCTTCTATATCAACATCCCATTTACCAAAATCAGTTGATCCTTGTTCTAAACCGATTGATGCTAATTGAGTTCTTGCTTTACTTGATTCACCAGCACCAAATAATTTCATCAAAGTTTCACCGCCAGGAATAGATTTGATGATTGAATTTACATCTATACTGAATAAATTATCAAAAAATTTAGAAATTCCATCTAATAATTTTTCAAAATTTTCTGATAGAACGTCCATTAAACTAAAGTCTTTAGTTGCTTCCTCTATGTTGGCTGCTGTATCTTCTTTACCGAATAATTTGAAGATTGCTGCAGCACCCTGCCCTACAAGATCAATCAAAAAGTTTGGAAGACCAAATACAACTTCATCAATAAATGCTTTGATTGCTGCGATAATTTTATCTGCAAAACTTCCTTCCGTTTCATTAAATGCTTCAAATGCAGTAGAGAATGCCATAAACAAGTCAACCACAAAAAATACTTTACCGAAAATTTTTCCGATACCACCTAAAATTTCAGATACCCCATCTGGGAGTTTGAAATCAAAATCAAATATTTTGTCAATCCAGTTAGGAAGTTCATTTACTAAGATTTCAAAATTTTCTGATAGAACGTCCATTAAACTAAAGTTTTCAGTTACCTTCTCTATGTTGGCTGCTGCATCTTCTTGACCGAATAATTTGAAGATTGCTGCAGCACCCTTACCAACGAGATCAATCAAAAAGTTCGGAAGACCAAATATGACTTCATCAATAAATGCTTTGATTGCTGCGATAATTTTATCTGCAAGACTTCCTTCCGTTTCTTCAAATGCTTCAAATGCGGCAAAGAATCCCATAAACAAATCAACCACAAAAAATACTTTACCAAATATTTTTCCGATACCGCCTAAAATTTTAGATACCCCATCTGGAAGTTTGAAATCTGTCAGTGGGCTAATGAAATCAGTAATTTTGGAAAAGATACCACCTTCACCTGCAGTAGTCCCAAAAAATCCTTTGACTTTAGATAAAGTCTTACCGATAAAGGAATCTTCAAATTTGAATTCTTTGAAGTAATCAATCACTGTAGTAATCGTGTTTCCAAAACTGCCAGTAAAAAATGATTTAATTTTATTTAATGTTTTACCGACTGTTGTTCCACCTTCTGCTGAAAACAGTGCTTTAATATTATCTATCACCAAACTAATAGGTTCTAGTAATTTTGTGTTGAAAAAGTCTTTGACTTTAGTGAAGAATTTTCCTATTGATCCATCTGGTCCGAATAATGCTTTAATATCATCTATCACCAAACTAATAGGTTCTAGTAATTTTGTGTTGAAAAAGTCTTTGACTTTAGTGAAGAATTTTCCTATTGATCCATCTGGGCCAAATAGTGCTTTAATATCATCTATTGCCAAACTAATAGGTTCTAGTAATTTTGTGTTGAAAAAGTCTTTGACTTTAGTGAAGAATTTTCCTATTGATCCATCTGGGCCAAATAGTGCTTTAATATCATCAATTTTAGTTGCTATAGGTTCTAGTAATTTTGTGTTGAAAAAGTCTTTGACTTTAGTGAAGAATTTTCCTATTGATCCATCTGGGCCGAATAATGCTTTAATATCATCAATTTTTTTACTAAATGGATCTAGAACATCTGCTTTAAATGCATCTCCTACTTTAGTTACTGCATTTTTCACCAGATCAATTATTGGTTCAAGTGCCTTGAATATGGGATCAATGATTATTTTTTTGAAGTTTTCAAAATACCCTGAAGCAAAGCCACCCATGAATGCTAACATACCACTACCTAGAAGACCGAGACCTTTTATCAAATAGCCCAATAGTCCAGTATCACCATCTTTTTTAGCATCTAAAGTAATATTTGCTTTAAAATTTTCTAAAGATGATAACATCCTTTGAAACAAAATTGCTTGTTCTCTTGAGGACTCTAGATCTAATATTTTTTGAGTAGAAGATATTGCATTTTGATTTGCTATCAGTTTATTGATACTGTTATTAAATTGAACTGATACTAAATTTCCAATGTTATTAGCTAAATCTTTTGAGTTTACAATAGTAACTTCTTCAGACATTTACCCTCTTTTACGGTTTTGTTCTTCAATTCTTTCATTTTCTTCTTTTATCCAGTTTGAAAGCATCTCAACATAGATGTGCCTTTCAAACGGTATCATGTCGTCAAGTTCAGTCAGACTCCAGTGATGGTGCTGAATCATAGCGAAGTTTGTAGTATAGTGGTTCGCCAAGGAGTCATGACTCAGCCCTATACGAAAAAATCTGCCATACCCTCAAGAGTTCTTTCATTTTTCTTACCACATGATGAGCATGTAGCAACAATGTTTTTTCTTAGTTTGGGCATTGTTTCAAAAAACTCTTGAATTTTTTTGAATTGATTGGTTGAAAGAGAATTCAAAAATTCTTCAATATCATTCTGAGTATAGTCTGAGGATTTATGAATCTCTACTCCTTCCATAATGTATTCTATACTGTCAGCAATCATTTCAAATGTTTTATTGACTAACTCGTCACCTGTTAGTCCTGCCATTCTTGCTGTCAGTTCAATTTTTGGATATCTCATTTTTACTTTGATAGTATCATTCAAATCAATCAAATCTTTATGTTTTGGATCTTTTTCTATTTCAATGTCATCTAGATTGATAGATACTTGATAATTGCATGATGCATTTTGTAATTTATCACAGGGATCTTCTTTTAGTGAGTAATTGATGTCAATCACTTCTCCAACCGATCTTGCTCTCAGTTGAAGGAAGATATATTCAATGTCAAACATTGGCAATGAATTCACATCAATGTCAGTTTCAATACATGAAGAGATAATCTCTCTCAATGCACGAATCATATCTTTTGCTTCTCCACTCTGCATAGCCATCATCAAGATTTTTTCTTCCTTGACCAAGAATGGTCTGTAGGTCAACTCTTCACCAGTGGAGGGAAGTTTGAGTGTATGTGTCATTACATTGAGTTTCGGCAAAGCCATAATAATCTCCTAAATTATGAAATTATAAAGATATCCATTTTTTATATTGGAATGTTACAGGTAAGGTGACATGATTTTCACCACCAGAAAATGTGAGGCCCACTTCACCTACTATACTTGGCCAAGCATCTATAAGTTTTATTTTATAGGTTGGGGGATCATTGAAATCTACTGCACTAGTAGAAAATTTAGAAATAGTGAGGTCACAAACATAATCTGAATGGTAATTTAGATTTCCTGTTACAGGATCTAAAATAAAATTCTGCCATGAGTCAAAGAATTTCTTTTCTTCCATACTATCAGTGAGTATAAAGTTTATTGCAACTTCAACGAAAGTAGAGCGATAGGGTATTTGAAACACAGGACCATATATGTTTTTTTCTGATGTTGCTAGACTCTTAGGTGGCATAGCAGCTGTTTCTGCCATAATTCGTAATCTATTTACGATTGTATTATCCCAAGGGACACCACCTACAGGTGGAGAGAAATCTATCACATACTTATTGTTTAGAGCAAATCCACCCTTTGGAGTAACAGCTGATCTAAGTGTGTCGGGAGAAAAATTAGACATTAGTAATATCTCTTACTGTCTCTGTAAACTACAGAGGATGATTGTTTTTGGAATCTTTCAACTGGAAGGAAGATTGCAATTTCCCATTCATCGGCATCAATGGTGACCGTGTTTGATACTACGTGATCAAACAAATATCTTTTCACACATGGTACTGCCCTGCCGTACCGTTTCAATAAATTATAAGTCAAACTCAACTCGGTTGTTTTGTCAAATTTTTTATTTGAGGCGTACTGTTTTAGTTGATCCATGAGTATTGCACGATCTCGCGGTGGTATGTAATGTAAATTCAATCCATAAAAACCACCCTTTGCTTTTTCATATGGAAAGACTAATGGGTACATATCCCAATAAGGCAACTTCTTTGCCCATTTTGGATCATACTTATAGAAAAACATCTTTCCCATGATAATGTTCTGTTCTTCCTGTCTTTTCAAGAGCTGTGTCGGTGTTACCGCTTTCATCTTAGCACTGGATGTAGCTTGTTTCACCTTTTCCCGAAACCAATCTCCTGCTGCTCTTGCCTTGGCTCCTGCAGTACTGGTTTTTATAGATGTCTTGAGTTTGTTGAGGAAGCCCTCATTTAGTTCTTCTGCCATATAACTATTTAGTTCGTAGTCTAAAATTTTGTCAGGTCATCTTCTGTCAGGATTTTGAATTTCCAACCCTTGATGTCACAAAAAGACTGAGCAGCCTTCCATTTTGCTTCATTTACTCCCCAAGTCTTTACCTCTGCAATATATCGTCTTCTTTTCCTACCGTCCTTTGGGGGTCCACCCTTTGGAGGACGAGTCTGTGCTTTCGGTTTGACTTCAATCAGAGACTCTTCTATCAGCCCATCTACTGTTTTCACACGAATCCAAAAGTCAGGAAAATACCGATGTATCTTTCCGTCTATTGGAGAACGATAAGGAATAATGACTTCCTCACTAGCCCACATCAAAACACCAGCAGTGTTATCACAGTACCTCATAAAACGAAGTTCCCATAACGACCGATAGGTAATCTTGGTCGGATCGCCTCTATATTTTTTGATATTTTTTGGTTTGAATCTTCCTTTATAACTCATAGTATAAATATCTAGTATAGTTCTAATTTTACCTCGGAGAGTTATGTCTTCTTACCTCTACAAATATCCCATAGATTTAGATACTGCAACTGGCGAGTATTCACATCGTATCACCTTTACAGCATTGATACCTCAAAGGAGTTCAGAGATTCCAAGACTTGGTAATACTGTTGCTTTATATTTACCTGCAGATGCTCTGAAGACTTCGTATAGTCAAAGTTACGGTGATGTGGAATTTGGTGCAGCAGGTCTTGCTGTTTCTTCTTTGGGTAGAGGAGTTGGAAGTCAGGCATTCAGTGAATTGGAACAGGGTAACCCTCTCGCTGCACTGACTACACTGGCTAATAATGTAGAAGGATCAAACATAAAGAATGCACTGATTAGTGGTACAGTCAAAGAAGTAATGGGTAAAGCATCTGGAAGTATGGGAGGAGCTAGTCAAACAGCTCTTCAGGCACTATCTAAAACAGTAGGTAGGGTAGTAAACCCACATAAAGCTATTATCTATCAGGGCCCAGGCGGATTTAGAACGTTCTCATATAATTTTTCAATGTCTCCAAGAAGTCAAGAAGAGGCTGATAACATAGCAAAGATAGTATATTTTTTCAAGTATCACATGCATCCAGGCATCCCAGGTGCAGTATCCTCTGCCGATGAGTTTGGCGGAGTGTCTAGTTCTCGGTCTATCAATTCTTCAGCATCACTTACTTACCCAGAAGAGTTTCAGATTGATATGCGAGTGAACAATCGTGAAAGTGGTTTATTGGGAACAAATGGAACTCCACAAACTGTTAGGCCTCTTTTCAAAATTGATAAATGTTTTTTGGAATCTTTTAGTGTTGATTATTCTACTCAAGGTTCTCCAGCATTTCTAAACGATGATACACCAGTTACAACGACCATTTCATTGTCGTTCAAAGAAACTGTACTCATGACTAAAAGTAATATAGATCAAGGATACTGATGTCAGAATATTTTTCAAATTTTCCTAGAATACAATATGACATCTCAGGAACTAATTCTACTTCACCAAACTATACTGTTGCTGTAAATCTATTGGTCAGACAAAAATTTAGACAAGCTATTGAAGACGACATTACACTATTTTATCCATATGTCATTCCAGAAGAGATTACTAGACCTGAGTTACTTAGCAATCAAGTGTATGGTGATGTCAAATACACATGGATTATATTTCTCATCAATAATATTTTAGATCCTGTTTGGCAATGGCCCATGGATGAAAAGAAATTTCGTAAGTTTATTGAGAACAAATATGGGTCTGTGTCACAGGCAAAGCTTACCGTCCATCACTATGAAAAAATTATCAATCATAGAGTTGAAGCAACAGGAACATCTGACCCTATTCCAGAACGGACACTTGAGATAGATTATACCACTTATAGAACTATTCCTATAGATGATAAAAGAATAGTTTATGCATATGAGTATGAAAAAGATTTGAATGAAACATATCGTTCTATTCAGTTGGTTGATCCTCTTTATGTTACAACAATCATGGATGAAGCTAGACAGGCATTCAGATAATGGCAAGAACTGATACTCCAAATCTCAAAGAGAGTCAACGGAAATCTGCGATTACAGAGAAGTCTTCTCTGATGTTTCCAGGCGATTTCCAAATCACCAAACTGAAATTATTGTCACCGATTAGAGGGTTGAATAAACCTATTGATCTTGGTACACCAGATTCTAACTGGATTGAGATCAATTTTTTTGAAGATATTTACAGTCCTACAGTATCTGGTGATTTGACTGTTCAAGAAGGTGTTGGATTGATTGAATCTACTCCAATTGTAGGAGAAGAGATTCTTGAGGTTACTTTTGCTACTGCTGGTACTTTACCGTCTCCCATAGGTCTTGCAGAGGCACAAGATGACATTCCTGTTACTGAATTACCAAAAATAATTACGAATAGATTTAGAATTTATAAAGTAGACCCTCCAACAAAAGTCAATGATAACTTTCGTGCGATAAAATTCTACTTTGTTTCTGACATTGCCGTCACGAATATGATGGTCAAGGTACAAAAAAATTATCCACAGTCTGAAATAGTAGATGTTCGTAAACCAGAAAATCCAGCAGAAGATAAAACTTATTCTATTGCTGATATGGTTCGTGACATTTATTACGATTGTTTTATTGGTAAAAAGAAGCCCCAAAATCATCGGCCAACAGGAAAAAATTTATTAGTAGAACCTACCAAAGGACCATATTATGCCTCAATACCTAATTGGAACCCGTTCAAAGCTATAAATTTCTTATCCACAAGAGCACTATCAAATAATAAAGTGTCAAATGGGGCAAATTTTGTGTTCTATGAAACTCTAAAGGGGTTTAGGTTTGTTTCTATTGAGACTCTTATGATGGGAGGATTTAGGGGGTATGACTTACTACCACCAGAACAATCAAGGTTTCCTCATTACAAAAATTTTCCTACGGAAACGGCAGCAAAGGGTGCTAGTGGAGTAGAAAATTCCTACATACCCGTTTATGATGACAACAACTTTACTCCAGTTGATCAAGATCCAACCAAAAAACCATATGTGGCTGTATATACATTCAGGCCTGGAAACATCAAAGGACTAAGTAAGGAAGAAAAATATTATTCAGTGACTCAGTTCAATTTGATGCACACTTTTGATTCTCTGAAAAGTCTAGGTATGGGGATGTATGCAAACAGAGTCATTACTCATGATATCATTAGAATGAAATGGTCCAAGAGTGACTTCCATTATATTGAACCAAAAGATGTAGTGTCCTTTATAGACCAATCTACTGGTGCTGAAACAGAGATGGAGAATCAAGAAAAACCCACTATAGACAGTGAGGTTCTACCAGATAATTTTGTGAAGGCTGATTTTGGTAAGGTGTGTTCAAACGGTGCTGATATGTTGGGACGACCTGAATCGCACATTAGCCTTTTTCCTACGAATAAGGGTATATACACAAAATTAGCAGATGGTATTCGTAAAACCACATACACTGATGAAAATGGTGATCTTGCTGTTGGTGGTGATTTTACTGCAAAAACAGTCAATGGCTCAGATCCTGAAGCAAATCCTAAAGAGAATGAAAAACGAGTGGAAGAATGGTTGGCCCAAAGAATTGCACAACGACAACTTTTGGATACAGTCAAATTACAATTCTCTGTTCCAGGCGATTCTGCAAGAGAAGTGGGGGATTTGATTTGGTTTCAATATCCATCAGAAAACCCTGAACCTATGGAGGTATCTGGTTTAGTAGAACCTCATAAGTACTTTAGTGGAAAATACTTGATTACGGCATTGAGACATAAGATAACGAAAGAAGAATATACAATGACTATTGAAGCTGTCAAGGATGGGTATCGGTCACAACTCTCGTCAGGGTTTGGACTGAATAACCCAAGAACCCTTGATCCAACTGGAGTGACTGATGCAGAATAATTTTATGGGGAAAAATGGGTTTGTCTGGTGGCAAGGTGTTGTTGAAGACAGGCATGATCCTCTATACCTTGGCAGATGTAGAGTAAGAATCCTTGGTTGGCACACTGAGAATAAGGGTGAAATGCCGACCGAATCTCTACCTTGGGCATATCCAGTTCAACCCATTACCTCTGCTGCTCAAACGGGTGTGGGAATCAGTCCAACTGGACCTGTTGAAGGAACATGGGTTGTTGGTTTTTTTCGTGATGGTGAGTATGGACAGGAACCTGTCTTTTTTGGAACACTTGGAGGTATTCCTGATGAACCTGCATCAGAGTTCAATGGATTTTCTGATCCAAGAGTTGTTGAGCCTGATGATGAGCATCCATTTGTTCTGACCAACAAAAAACTTCTAGGTTATACTGGTGTTGATGAGGAAGCTAGAGTACCTAGAGCCCCAAAATCTATTCGGTTCTATAAAGCAAATACAATCATACCAGAGACCGAATCTGTTCGTGAATTGAGTAGTACTTCCACCCTAACTTCTGATTCGTCAAACATTCAGGTTATACTTGAAGAATTTTCCACAAGATCAAAGTACCCAGACGTAAATTATCTTGAGGAGCCTACTACACCTAGATTGGCAAGAGGTAAGTTTGGAAACTTTCCTACTGGAAGTCCATATGCTAAGGATGGAATTATTGCACAGAAATTGGCTTGGAGGACACATATGTCTTCTCAAGGCTATCGTGTAGCAGAGAATACCACAGACAAATGGAATGAACCAGACCCACAAGCAATCTATGGTGCTCAGTATCCATACAACCATGTCCATCAATCAGAGAGTGGTCATATCGTAGAGATTGACGATACTCCAGGCAAAGAGAGGCTTCATCGGTATCATAGGACAGGAACTTACGAAGAAATTGGAGCCCTTGGCCAAAGAATCACCAAGGTAGTCAACGAGGATTTCAAAATCAATGTGATGAATGATTATCATCGTGTTGCTGCAAACAAATATGAAAGTATTGGTGGGAAAAAAGATGTCAATATATCGGGTGATTTTTTTCATCGGTCAAACATTTTCAGTGTAAAGACCTCCAGTGACGTTTCTTTTGAAAGTCCTACATCTACATTCTCAGTCAATGCGGGTAACATTATTCTGGATGCATCTACAGGGACTATTACTTTGAAAGGGAGATCGTTCATATTTGATCGGGCAACTGCTGAAAACACCGATAAGACCAAAGGAAATTCTTCCGTCAAGGTTGGTGGTAAGTATTCTCTAAGGGCAGGTTCTATTCAGATGGCATCAAGAGGTAGTTCAGGTATCACCACAGGCGGTGGGTATAATCTTGTTGCAACAGAGAATATTCAAGAGTCTGCAGCAAATATTATTGGTGGTGTTTTGGGAACCCCAGCAAGAAGTTTCAAAGCAGCATTAGGAGACATAATATTTGAAACAGCATTGAATGGTAATATCAATTTGAATTGTGGTCCAAGTGGTTTATTTGCTTCCATAGAAGTTTCAAAAATTGGAGAGGTAACAATCAAAGGCGGCTTTGGTTTATCATCAATCACTCTCGGTGCAACGGGAATATCTCTTTCTTATCTTACATCATCTATTGATATCGGACCAGCAGGAGTATCAATCAGTGGTTTGACAAATGAATTGAATGGTACTGTTCAGTCTAAAGTCACTGGGGCATTGGTGAATATTGAGGCACAGGGTATCAATACTGTCAGTGGCGCATTGGTGAAAATCAATTAGAAAGGTATATTATGGGTTCTCCGAGTGTTGTATTTGTAACTGATGCTGAAGGTGGGGAAGTAAAAAATAACTTGGTTCCTCAGATATCTGGGACATTACCAGACGGAACTAGTATATTTACTGACTATGATATCGTAAGAAATATTTCTTATACACAGGAATATAACTCATCAAGTGAATCATATTACACTCTACAGACGACTACTTATTCATTCCGTGGAGACCGAGGTACTCTCACTTTGAAAGGAGGTCAATTTGAGTTATCTGAGTTTGATACTGGAAATGAGCCTGTAGGTATTGAAGAAAATCTGAGTGGAGCAGGAACAAGTCACAACTATACAGACTTTGCAAACATAGCTAATGCAACGTTTACAACTGGTGTAGACTCGTATACAATTCCAAATGGAAGAACACCATACGGAATCATAACACGGTATAATACAAGTAATCCTTTTTCTAATATTGAGTCTAACTCTGCATGGACATCTTCTAGATTGAAAGCCTTTGCTGGAGTTGGATATGCAAATGGTGATTTAGCACAAGGCAATAACGGAGTAATATTTGCTAGTCTAACATATGGTACTTATAGTAATGGTTCACCATATTATACAGCATCTCCTATAAATTTAGGGACAGTAAACCTGTCCCCGGCTACCGCTACTGTGACTATACCTGGCGAGTATTCTTATGAGGTAGAAGATGAGGAAACAGGAGTTATAACTACCATTACTGCTACAGCCAATTTCACTGGTGAATATTCTAGCATTCCAGAAATATGGTATCCTGGGCAATCAGTATCAAACAGTACTACATTGACTGCTGCAAAAAAAGGGTCCATAGTGTTTAGAGTATATCCAGACTCTGAATACACTATATCAAAATCTACAACACCAACAACTAGTTCAGTTGGAATTAGTTCTATAAGTATAACTTCATCAACAGCAAATGGTCCCGCACCAACACATTCATCAGTGACGGTTTCTTGTACTGGTAGTCATAAATTGACTGATAATCAAAATCAAGTGATTATTAGTGGTGCGACAGGATGGACTCATGTAAATGGATTACATAATGTCCATTCAGTCTCAAGCTCCACATCCTTTACTTTTTTGATACCAAAGAGTACGGCTGGAACGGTGTCGGCCGGAGTATCTAATGCATCTTTGATCACTTTTGACGGGATTGACAAAACAGGAGCCGTGCTCAAAATAGCATCAGATGGTACAGGCAGTCCAGTTGCAAATGTAGTACATGGAGGATGTGCTGGGAATAATAAGGTATTACTAAGAGGAACGCCAAACATAGAGTTAGGTAAACGATATTACGTATATTCAGATGATGTTTCGTCTACACCAATAACCTCTGTGATCTTTACGTTTGGACCTGTTTATAAATCCATGTTTCATGAAATGGGTTTGTACTTGAATGAAACCACAGGACAAGTGACGAGTAATGGGGTATTTGATGGTGTGAATTATACTAAAGGTATAAAAGAATTAGATGGATTTTTCCCCAAATTCAAACACGCAAGGGATCAGGCTCTAAATCGGGAAACATCAAACGGAACGATTACACAATCAAATCCTGTAGGTGAAGGTGCTGGTGATACAGTGACTATCAGTGGAAGTAGTTTTGTTCTACCTCCATCGGCATTCTATAAAACACTGACTTATGCAAATGGGTTTACCTCAAATGTGGCTTTTCGGTCGGGTGATCATTCATTTACAGTGAATCATGAAACACAAATTACTGAACCTCAAAGTTTTGTTCTCAAATATGAGGATCGTGTATTCCCTGTTCCGAATACATCTGCATATTGGGCATTTGAACATACTTCCAATCTGGCACTCAATGATAGGGATTTAGACGATTCTAAACCAGCATTACTTGGTACACATGAAATGTTCAATACACCTGTGCATTTCACGATTAGAGCAATGAAGAAGACTTCAGATTTACAAGCCCTTGCGTTGGGTACTACTTCTAGTACGGTTTCTTATTCAGGATTTGGCACCTTTGAGAATGGTTCAGGAAATTTTGCTGATGGTGAATTGTATGTAAGGATTTACACTACTACCGACAGTGATAGGGATAACTTCATCAAGATATACTCTGATCAGAATAATGCTGTAAAAACCAGTGATGATTTCAATCGTAATGATAATGCATTTGAAATAGACCAAGAACCTGTAACTAATCAGGAGTTTTTGGCCAACAATTATTCCAATGGGAACTTTACTGTTCTTAGAACAACATAAGGTAAACTATGACTATGCCAGCATCAGTAGCAGGTGATCTTTCTTTAGGTCATACTGGATTTTCACCATCACCAATTACACCAAGTGTTGCAAATGTTTTAGTTGGGGGTTCCCCTCCACATACTGTTGGTGATGCAATTGGAATTCATATACTTGGAAACTCTGCTCATGCTGGTGCAATTGCTGCAGGATCAGGGTCAGTATTTATGTCTGGTAAACCTGCAGCAAGACTTATGGATAAAGGAAATTGTGGAGCTATGATTATGGGGTCCAGAGGGAATGTTTTGATAGGAGGATGAATGGAATGGCAACAACCCGATACTAAAAAAATATCTGAGTTACAGCAAACTCTTATGAATCTCAAAGACTCTGCCCTTGAAGCTATAAAACAGTTGAAGGAACAGAAAGAAAAACTAGAGAAGGAAAAAGATGGCCGAGTGGAATAGTTTCACTATAAGTCCTGCAGGACCAATTCAAGATATAGCAAAACAGGCTCAGACAGGGATTAGCACTATTCAGGGTGCATTAGAAGTGGTCAAAACAGGAGCCGAGGTTGCAAAACTTTTTATCTCAGGTGTCTTATCACCTCAATTGGTCATTATCACTGCTGTTGCTGATGAACTTATCAAAGTTCTGAGCGACTACAAAGAGTTAGGTTTTTATGCTCTGATCATCAATCCTTTAGATGAGAACTATGGAGCAAAGAAATCGGCTGAATATGGGTTGGAAATGAAGCGAGATGATAATGGTTATATTCTTTTCAAGCCTATTGTCGTTCGGAATCCATCATCAGAATTTGATGGATTTGGATTCCGTGTACCAGAGAATTATCGTCAAAATGTCAATTTAGACAATCTTTCTTACAATGAGTATAAAGACAGAATGGGTAGAGGTAAAGGAGACCCAGGCTTCACTCCACCTATTCCTGAAATAGTTTATCCACCAAAATTTGTTCTTGGTGGATATGATCCTGCTACTTGGACAGGGACTTTGGAAGATACCGATGATTTTCCATCGTTACCAGCCCCAGAATGTATACGATTGATGGCAGACTCTCTGGACGATGAGGGAGATATTCCAAAATATGAAATCATCAATAAAACAGAAACTTTCTCAAAAGGTCCGTTTACTGAAAGTGGGGCAGCAATATCTACTTATGATCCATTACAACTTTATAGAGTCCCATTGTATCGTAGTTCGGACACCAATTTACCAACCTCAGACAGAGGTTTGATCACTAAACAGGTCAAATCAGGAAAACCAGGCTATCAAGGTTCAGAAGGAGAAGAGGGGCTTTTCAGTGGTGTAAAAATCAGTGCATTAGCTTTAGTTGTTGCTGCTCCAGATCCAGAACAATTTCTTAGTACTTTGGAGTCTCTCAACTCATTTCTCGGTAAAGGGCTTCCAGAACTCAAAGAACTGGAATTGGCGTTCAAAGATATATTTCAACCCGATCCTGTTTCTCTTACAGTTGAGGTAAATAGTGGTTATGGTCTATTCCAAGTTGGTGATATAATCAAAGGATTTGACTCTGGTGCTGTAGGCAAAATTTCCAAGATTGTAGAAACAAAACAGTCTCAACGAATAAGAACCACATACAAATTCATCAAGAATGACTTCGGTGATATCACACAAATTCAGAAGGTGTCTTTTGATACCAATGAGAATGGTGTGTGGCAAAATATGAAGCTAGAATACACTCCTCTTGGCGATCCAACTAATAGATTTGCTCCAAATGAAAAGGTGTATGAAGCTAAAGCAGTGACGAGAACAGGGTCTGATGGGAAACCTAGAATTGAATATGTCATAAAAGGTCTAGCAAATAAAGGTTCTCTCGTTGCACAAAATGGTACAGCTGCACCAGTTTTACCAAAGTATGGTATTGCTAAAGGAATCAATGCAATTGCACCTAACTCTGTTGCTCCTGATTTCTTTTCTATCAAAGCTTCACAAATGTTCCCAGGCTGGAGTGACTTTTTTGATGGTTTGATAGAGTTGGCCAATGGTATCAAAGGATTTGCTGAAGACTCATCGGCATTCATTGATGCATTGATTGAAGCAATAGACGATCTTGTAGAATTTTTTGAAGATCTCGTTGCCAAAATCACAGAATTTTTAGAACTCTTCAGTATTACTTTACCTTCAGCAGGTATTTATGCCCTACCAATTACTACTTCTGGCGGTAATGATGCAATCAAGGAAGCACTAAGTTCATCTGATAATGCTCCCCCTAATGATCTAAAACTTAGTGCAGGTGTTCTTCTGATGTCTACAGAAATCAATGGTATTGATCCTTTAGTTACTTTAGGTGGAGTGCTAGGTTTGGAGTTTCAATCAGTTTGAATAAATAAATAGAAAGAGGTACAATAATGGCTACTTATTCTAAAAGTTATAGGGACTTAGATCTAGATTTTACTGCTCACCCTGTTACTGGTGATGTGGTTTCTGTTACTGATTCCACATCAGTAAAGAGGGGAATACGAAACATTCTTCTTACACAGAATGGAGAACGGTTATTCCAACCAGAACTCGGTTCTAATGTTCGTAATCTTTTATTTGAACAAATGACAGATCTGAATGCACAAAGACTTGAGAATGAAATCAGATCAGCAGTAGAAGCATGGGAAAATAGAGCACAAATACTCTCTATTGTTATTACACCAGAAGAAGAATATAATCGGTATAGAGTAGCTATCACCTTCAGAATCATCAATCAATTAGAACCAGAGACACTGGAACTATTCCTAAACAGAGAGAGATAAAGAATGGCTGACAATGCTTCAAAGTTGAAGGTATCTGAACTAGACTTTGATGCCATCAAAACCAATCTCAAGAACTTCCTTAGAGATCAGAACGAATTTGCCGATTATAATTTTGATGCATCAGGCATGTCGGTTCTGTTAGACCTTTTGGCATACAACACCCATTATAATGCATTTTACTTGAACATGATTGTCAATGAAATGTTCTTAGATACGGCATCAATTCGTTCTTCGGTTGTCTCAAGGGCAAAACATCTTGGGTATACCCCAACTTCGGTTAGAGGTGCTAAGGCATATGTTGACCTGACCATTTATCCTGCAGACACACCCAGTTCTATTGTAATTGACAAGGATACTCAATTTTCGTCTACAGTAGATGGTATTGCATATATTTTTGCAACCAGTAATTCTTATACGGTCAATGCAGATTCAAACGGAACCTACCTTGTAGCAAATGTGGAATTGACTCAAGGAATACCTCTGACACATCGGTATACTGCCAATACTCAAGACCCAGATCAAAAATTTATACTACCTAATGCAAATACGGATACAAGCACTCTAACGGTCAGAATTCAAACTTCTGCTACGAATTCAAATTTACATACTTACACTATTGCAAACGATACTACTACGGTCAATTCCACATCCAATGTTTATTGGCTAGAAGAGAGAGAAGAAGGTAGATATGAGGTTGTTTTTGGTGATGGCATTCTTGGTAGAAAACCTGTAGATGGTAATATTATTATTCTTTCGTCTCTGGTATCTGATGCAGAGGCACCAAATGGAGCTAGGACATTTACACCTGTAGGTAGTGTTGGGGGGTATGCCAATGTAACTGTTGCAACACTATCTACAGCATCTGGTGGTTCAGTAAAAGACACAATCTCAAAGATCAAATTCAATGCACCTAAGAATTTTCAAGCACAAAACAGAGCAGTTACTATCAACGACTATATTCGTATTCTTCAAAGAGATTATCCTGCTGCTGAATCAATTGTTGCATGGGGTGGTGAAGAAAATGATCCACCTGTTTATGGTAAGGTATACATTGCAGTAAAACCACGAGTTGGACAAACTCTATCAACTGCAGCAAAAGAAACTATCAAAACAACCATTCTCGGTAAAAGAAACATCGTTTCAATCACTCCAGAAGTACAAGATCCTGATTATCTTTATGTGACTGTGAATACTATAGTCAAATATGATTCTTCCAGAACCACACGGTCTTCCGATGCAATAAAATCATTAGTTTCTAACACTATTTACAATTACGGTGTTGACAATCTTGGTTTGTTTTCTAATGAATTTAGATATTCACCGATGGTCAAAAAGATTGATGAGACTGAGACCTCAATTGAGAGCAGTCTTTCTACAGTAAAATTGAAAAGGACTTTCACTCCTAGTTTGGGTCTTTCTACCTCATATATTTTGAAATTTTCCAATGAAATATTTCAAACTCAAGACGGTACTTCAATCACGAGTACTCAATTTTCTCATGTAGATGACAATGGTACTTTGAGAACAGGCTGTTCTCTAAGAGATTCTAATGGTATAATTCAAGTTTTTAGAACCGTTGGTGCTGACAAAGTTGTTGTAGCAAATAATGTTGGAACACTAACATATTCTACTGGTAGAATGGCATTGACAACTTTTTCACCAACAGCAATTGCAGATGGTACTTCCAATGTTCAGGTTACGGCAACTCTTGCTTCAAGTGACATCACTCCAGTGAGAGACCAAATCCTGTTGATAGCAAACTCAGATATCAGAATCACTATGATAGACACAAGTGGAAGAGGAACAAACACAGCAGTACCTTCATCTACGGCAAGTGGTTCTACCAGTGGTGGTTCTGCTGGAAGTGGTGGATCAACAGGGAGTAGTTACTAATGAAACTTGACGGTGGTGTAATATACACGCAGATTGAGGATCAATTTCCTCAATTTATTCAATACGACCATCCAAAGTTTGTAAAGTTTGTTGAGAAGTATTATGAATTTCTTGAGACCAATCTCATCACCTTCACAGACCTCAAGCTCAACGAATTCAAGATTATTCAGGAAAGTGATGCCGTAACATATACTGTGTCTATTCAGTTAGGCAGTAATGAGTATGGAAACGGAACTCATAAATTTTATCTGAATGATGATGTATCACCTACACTCACTCTGAATACTGGGACTACTTATGTGTTTGACATGAGTAGTAACACTTTTGCCAACAATCACTACTTTCATTTCTCAACCACACCAAATGGAATCCACACTGCAGGTGGAGAAATCTATACTGACAATGTTAGAGTAGATGGTACTCCAGGCGAGGCCGGTGCTCAAACTGTAATCTATATTCCCCCTGATCTTGCTGGTTCAACTTTATATTATTTCTGTAATACCCACTCTGGCATGGGCGGTAATGTTACTATTTCCAATACTACACCCTACTTTTCTCTTGAAAACGGTAATACCGATTCAGCAAATACCAGTACAGACTATTTAGACCTAGAGAACCCATTCAGGCAGGGTGAGCAGTTTTACAGCGGTGAGGTTGTAAAGGGTAGTACCTCTGGTGCAAGAGCAGTCATTAGAGGTAAGTACTCTAATAATCAGATTTATGTCCATGAAACTAACAATGGCAATTTCCAAGTTGGTGAAACCATTGTTGGTCAGACCTCTAGAGTTTCTGCAAATGTCTCTTTATGGACAAGACAACCCAATCAAGCTTCTCGTAACGTAATTCCATTCCAAGATGTAGACCTTGCTCCACAAGGATTCCTTGAACTGTTCCGAAAAGAGTTCTTACATGGTATTCCAACAACCATGTTGGCTGATAAGGGATTAGTCCTAAAACATATCAAAGATTTTTATAGAGCAAAAGGAAACGAAGAATCATTTAGATTTATTTTTAGAATTTTATTTGGTAATGAAAATGTCAATTTCTACTATCCGAGCACAGATGTTCTTAGACTTTCTGATGGTAGATGGAGACTTAATAAATCAGTCAAAATTTCAACACTTTCAGCAAATAATGTTGATTCGTTTGTCGGTAGAGTTATTGTTGGTGAGACTAGTAATGTGAGGGCAATTGTTGAAAGAATTGAGAATTACCAGATTGGTGCGACACCGATTACTGAATTATTCCTTTCAAATATTGATGCAAATAATGCTGTAAATGCCACATCAAATAATTCCCAATATACATCATTTGGTGTTGGTGAGACTGTTATTACAACTACAGCTGACGATAATGGTAACTATGCTGAAGGTAGTATTACAGGTATTCTTTCATCTGTAACAATTGATGTTGGTGGATCAAACTATACAGTAGGTGATGATATTATTGTCTCTGGTGGAGGGGGACAAGACGGTGCTGTGAAAGTAGCATCTGTGTCCGATGCTACAATTAGTTCTTTTGACATTATTGATTCAGGTGATGGATACGCAGTAGGTGATCCTGTCTCTTTTGTCAATGCAGATACAGGTGGTAGTGGGGGTTCTGCAAGGGTACAGTCTATCATTCCAACTGCTACTATACTTACTGCAGAACAAATCATCAGTACATTCAAAGATGATCAGATTGGTGCATCTGCATATACCTCACCTTGGTCAACATATAATTGTAATACGCATTTGTATTCAAATGTGAGTACAACCTTTACTGCTTCATTTACAGGTACAGCACCTAAAAAGGGTGACTTCATTGTTGTGTTTAGTGGTACTGAATCTATTTCTAATTACACACCAAACACTTCAATCTTTGGTACTGTGGTTGAAGTTGATGGTAGTGCAGTAACGTATGCAGTTGGGTCAATAGAATATGATGGAGCGGGTACTCAAACCATAAACAATTTTGAGAACGGTGATACGATCTCAGTGTTTGATTTGACCAAAGCTACTGGTGGTACATCACTAAATGCTAGTGGAAATAATGCAGTATTTTACACTACAGGTTCTACGTTTACATTATCAAATACACCAGAACCACAAACATCAAATACTTATTATGGTGCATTGACTATGACTGGCACCCCTATTGGTGCTATACGGTCAATTCAGATTTTATCTTCTGGTCAAGGTTATGTTCTAATACCACAAGTTTCGGTTTCAAATAATATTGTTCAATCTTATGGTGGTGCTATTGAAAAGACTGGTGCTAATTCAGTATTCGTAACTTTAGCATCAGCAATAGCAAATCAATTTACTAGTAACACTGTAATCAAAAATGAAGATAACAGTGCTAATGGAGTAGTTTTAGATTTTATTGATAAACCGACAAGTTTAGTTGCAACGGGTAACACGGTTCTTCGTGTACAGATGAACACTGCTAATAATTTTTCAGCAGGTGATACCCTTACCGCCTATGTAAACGAGGCTGGTGGAAATCCAATTGGTATTGGTGATTTCTTTACAGCAAATATTGCAACTTCAGGTACTACTGCTACATTTACTGTAGTGGATCACGGATTATCGTCAGGTCAAAAAGTAGTTATTACAGGACTCTCTACGGGTGTTAGTGCTGACGATCCAATCTATAATAACACTCATTCTATTACAGTCACAAATAGTTCTAGTTTTACAGCTACTCTTGGGTCCGCACCAACTACCACCTCAGTTACAAATGCTTTATCTAGAAGAATAGTCACTGCAAATACAGCATCCTCCAATTCGGTTTACGCGAATACAGGTATTGCTGGTAATAATGCTGTTATCCGTGTTTCTTCTATTGCAATTGGAGCTATTCGGTCGGTTACCATTTATAACTTTGGTGCTAACTATACTTCAGCACCAACACTTGATGCTTCTCAAGCAGGTGATGGTAATGCAACACTTACTGCTGAACTTGGTGCTCTCGCAGAATATGCAGGATATTTTGGTGGAAATTATGGTCTTCTGAGTACCACCAATAAAATGCAAGACAACTATTATTATCAGGACTTTTCTTATGTGATCAAGACTGATGTAGACGTTGCTTCATATAGAGACACTATCCTTCAGTTAGTTCATCCAGCCGGTATGGCACTGTTCGGTGAGATTGCAATCACATCAAAAACTGCTGTAAAATTGTTTGCAAATTCAGCACGGAATGAAAATGATACTGTTACAAGTACTACACATGGTATTCAAGTTCCTCAGTACCGATTTCATCAAATTGTTATTGCAAATCAAAATACTGTATCATCAAATGTAACAAGTAATGTATCTTCAAAGAGTATAGAACTAGAAATTTCTCCTGAATCTGCTACTCAAACAATTGATGCTACGATTGAATATGCACATTCACTACCTATTATAAAATTTCCAGAGTCTGAAACTGGAACGGTAAAAATTGATTTTGGTCCTGCTTATGATGTGCTCCTTGAAACAGGTGACTATCTATTACTTGAAGATTCAGCAGGGTATTCTCCAAAATATCTTGCGTATGAAAATTTTGGTCAAGAAGAAGTAACGACTCATTATGAGTTGGATATAAATTTAGATTCTGCCAATGTGGAACTAGGGAGTGATTCTAGTAGTTTAGGGTATATGTATTCTGGTACTGGACGACTAACAATAACTGGTGCCGAAGAATACGAACTCCTTGCTGAAAACGGGGATAGATTTGTTTCAGAATCTACCATTACTCAAGCAACACTAACTACGGAAGCAGATCCAACTCCAAGGCAATATGTCCTTGAACATAATTCGGATGAATATCTCACAGCTATAGGAGGTGGTATAGTACCATCGCCAGGTGCTGCATTTATCAGTGCAGATTATGGAAGGGAGAATGAAGTTATTGGTGAAAACACTTTATTTGAATCTGAATTTTCTTCTCTCATCGTACTGGAAAATGAAATTGGTGTAATTATTTTGGAACAATATACTTCTGATGATTATAATATTATTTTAGAAAACACCAATGATGAAATTTATGATGGTATAGTACTTGAAAATGTAGTTGGAAAACTTGCCACTGAGGACGATGTTGATTATCTGACTTCTAGACTAGTATTCCACGATTTACATGATTTGATAACAGAGAAAGAACACATTGCACTTGAGGCAGATGATTATCATGTTCTTTTGGAAGATCCTCTAGACAATATTGCTAGAGATGATTTTCTTATTGAAGATCTTGTACCAACACTTGCATATGAGGATGGTGGTGAAATATTGTTGGAAGATTACACCGAAAACGAATCCGAGGGCTCGCTCATGAGAAGTTGGAGTGATGGAACTATTACTCAAACTGGTACAACTATTACGTTGAGTGGTTCAATTTTCCCCCACGGAGCAGATTCTTATGGAATTTTATATTATGCAAATGGAATGGTAACGGATGTAGTGTCTAGAGGTGCTGACAATACTACTCTTGTTGTACAGAATAGTGCAACGATAAGTACTCCTGAGACATATAGATTAGAATATGGTCGTGATGAGAGTATAACTGCTACATCACCTTCGGTGAGAACAAGACGACTTTCTGCAGAACTTTGTGCAAATGAACTTTCTGCAAATTCAAATTTCTTCAATGATTTTGGTAGAGCATATTGGTTTACACCAAATGGTATGGTAGGTGCGACAACTATATCAAAATTATTGAATAGACATGGAAATGATATAATTTTTGAAGATGGATATAGAATCTATGTGGAAGAAGGAGTGACGGATATTTATGATAATATTATTCTTTTAGAAGATGGTTTTACTAAATTATCATATGAAGAGAATGATATTATGCTCCTTGAAGGGGATTTTGTAAATAGAGTTGTTCTGAGAGATGGTGAAAGATTCAAGGTAAAGAATGTTGCAAACAATACCTCAATGACTTTGACATCTACAGAATCAACACATACTCCACATTCAAATGCAACTTTCTTTATTGAAAGATCAGAACGAATAACTTCATGACTAAATATAAAAAGAACAGTAATTTTTATCACATTGGAGGACATAAATGCCTGCTATAGTAACTAACAAGTTTCGTATTCACAATGCCAAACAGTTCGTGGAGGCATTCAACGAAGTCGGTCAGACTTCAGGAGAATCCATTACGGACTCCAATGGTGCTCTGAATACCATTATGTATCTATTCATCGGAAAATCCACTGCATGGAACGATGACACTGCCCCACCTACTCCGACTGATTCTACCGCCAATACAGAGTATAGTCATTGGAGAGACATGATTGCCGCCAAGAAGATCACTTCTTCTGATGTGTCTCATGTAATTCCAAGGAAGAATTGGACCAACAATACTTCATATTTTGCTTATACACATCAAGAGAATAATCTTTTTAGTCAAGACTTTTATGTGATGACTGATGACTATAATGTTTATAAGTGTCTAGCAAATAATAACACTACTTCAAGTGGTGCTGTTGGTACTACTTCTACTGTAAAACCGACTGGTACAGGTACAAGTATCATCTCAACTACCGATGGATATAAGTGGAAGTTCATGTATCAGATTTCAGCTTCAGATGCTTTGAAATTTGTTACTCCAAATTATATTCCAGTGAATACGGTTAGAAGAGCAAATGGTTATCTTGCTAACACATATGACAGCTCTCCTGCACAGGTTCAGTACGATGTTGAAGTCGCAGCAGCTGCGTCAGGTGGCGGTAATGGTGCTATTGAGGTGGTACATCTAACCACTAGAGGTTCACAGTATCTTGGTGAAACAGGTAATCTTGCCTCAGTTACAAACACGACTACAGTAACCATTTCTGGTGCTACTTTCTCAGCAGATGATTGTATCGTAAATTGTGATATTTATTTCACTAGTGGTTCAGCTGCTGGTGAGGGTGGAACCATTACCGATTTCAATGCTACGACTAAAGTGGTTACTTTTACTCCAGCAGTTTCTACCGCACCTGGCTCAACTGATGGTTATGCAATTGGACCAAAGATTGTTATTTCGGGCGACGGTCAAGGTGCAAATGTGAGAGCAACTGTGAATTCTACTGGATCAATCAATGCTGTGACAGTTATTACTGGTGGAAACAATTATTCTAATGCAACAATTAGTATTGTGTCAAATGGAGCACAATCTAATTCATACAATCCATCAGCTGCTACTTTGACTCCCATTATTGGTCCAGTAGGTGGGCATGGATCAGATGCAATCAAAGAACTTGGTGGTTATTATGTTCTCACCAATGCAAGACTTGAATATTCTGAATCTAATAACTTCACTACGAATAACGATTTCCGAAAAGTCGGTCTTCTTGCACAACCTAAGTTTGCAAACGGCGACTTTTCTACGGCGTCAGTGATAGATCAAGCAACTACCGTGGTTCTAACCACATGGAACGGTACTGCATTTGCTCAAGACGAATTGGTTACTGGAGCTGTATCTGGTTGTACTGGTAGAGTGATTGACTTCACAGGAAATAATACTCTAAGATTATCTGATGTAACACCCGCAGGAAATTCAACCACTTCAGGATATAATGGCATCTATGGATATTTCACTAATACAGAAGTGATTGCAGCAAACACTTCTGGTAACGGTGGATCTGGTGCATCTGCTACAGCAAATGGGAGTGGAGCAATAACTGGAGGTGACCTTAGAAGTTATAGTGGTGATATTCTTTACATTGAGAATCGTTCTCCTGTGACTAGAGCAAATGATCAGTTAGAGGATGTGAAGCTTATAATAGAATTTTGACTGTTCTTTGAATTTTATTTTACAAGATCACACAAATTTAGGATACCGTAGATGGCACTTACAACAAATTTCAATGCTGATCCTTATTATGACGATTATGATGAAAATAAAGGATATTATCGTGTACTATTCAGGCCTGGATATGCGTTACAAGCAAGGGAAGTAACACAACTTCAAACCATATTGCAAAAACAAATTGAAAGGCATGGTAACCATCTTTTTGAAGATGGTAGTGTTGTTTTGGGTTGTGAGCTAAACTATGATAATGAGGTAAATTCCCTCAAACTTGAAACATCCTTTTCTGGATCAGATATTACGGTTTCTAATTTTGCAAATGGTATTATTACTGGTGGGTCTTCTAATGCTAGAGCAAGAGTGGTTTCAACAGAAGCTTCTACAGCAACAGAGCAGCCCACATTGATGTTCCATTATCTGAACAATAATACTTTTGAAGATGGTGAAACTATTACAGTAGTTGGCACTACTACTCAGGCAAATACCGTAAGTTCTACAGGAGCTTCTGGGATTTCTGGTTCTGTATCAAATGGATCAGTTGTCAGTATCAATTCAGGTGTATTCTACGTTGGTGGTTTTTTTGTATTCAAAGATGCTGAAACTCTCACTCTAGAGAAGTATTCCAATACACCATCATATCGTGTTGGCATACAAGTTACTGAGACTATAGTTTCTTCAGATACAGATACGACTTTGTTGGACCCTGCTCAGGGTGCATATAACTATGCTGCTCAAGGTGCAACTCGTTATAAAATTGACCTGAATTTGAGTAAAAAATCTTTCTCCTCTACAGATCCAGTTGAAGCAAATGCTGATGAGAACTTTTTTCAACTCCTGAAAATTAGTAATGGAACTAAACTGGAAGAAACCAAATATCCAGTTTATACAGAACTTGAAAAAACTCTTGCAAGAAGAACTTATGATGAATCTGGTGATTACACAGTTACTCCTTTCAATCTTCAACTTACAACACATCAAGGAATAACTGGAAGAACTGGTGTATCAGGACAAACCAGTGACTTGGTAGGGGTGGGTACAGATTTTGTAAATGATTTAGCCATCGGTGATGTAATTTATTTGTCGGGTAATACTGCGGCAACGGCTACTATTGACTCTATCTCCAATTCTACCTTTGCCACATTAGACGGTTCCCTTGATACTGCAACTTCAGGACAAGTTATACATTTTGAGAGTAAGTTATCTTCTGGACTTGAGCCAGGTAAAGCATATGTCAAAGGTTTTGAATATGAAAACATTTCCACCAAATATGTTACAGTAGATAAAGGTAGAGACACTGCAACGGTCAATAATTTTGGATTGAGTACTTCTTATGGTAACAAGATGTATATCAAGAATGCTAATGGGTTCTTTGATATTTCTAGACATCAAATTATTGACTTACACTGTGTCAATGTATCATCACAAGGAACAGGTTCTGCTACCAACATTTCACAGACTAAAATTGGAACTGCAAGAATAAGAGATATTGATTACCATTCTTCTTCTAGTAATACAGCAAACGTTTCACATTCTCACTCAGATTATGTTTTATATTTGTATGATGTAAGGACATCAAACAATAAATCAGGTAATGTTGCTGATGTAGCTAGAGATAGTACAGGGAAACCTTGGGTACTTTCTACTAATCCAACATCCAGTACATTTGAATTACGTAAAGATGTATTGACAATTGGCATATCAACTACTGGGCATCTGAATTCTACTTCTTACCTTATTGGAGATGGTTCAACCTCTAATTCATCCTTTGGTACTCTATCAGTAACCAATGCCGCATATATCGGAGCAACTGTAACCATCACATCTCCAAATCCAGAAAAAATAATTGGAATAGATGACAATACAGATGGTATCTTCAATATAGCATTAGAGAATCCTGCCAATACAGCATTTGATGCTGGTGGTGGGGGTGTTCTTGTTACTGAACAACAAAATACGATAACAACAACGACTTACACTAGAAATGTTGTAGACTATATTGCAAATTCTACAGTTGCTACTCTTGTACTTGACTCTGATTTGACTGATAGAGCATATTTCATTGCTAACTCAACAGGTGGTGCAGTTGCAAATCAAGTAACCACATTTGATGTCAAATTCCAAGTCAAAGACACTAAATCAATTTCAAGAGATGAAAGTGGTCTTAGAAAAGCTAGTGCTGACGTAGATGAATTATCTAAATTCAACTTTTTACCTGATGGTATCACATCTCTGAAAGAGACTCAGTTCAATAAACTAATTTTCCCACTTCCAGATCAACCTCTTGCTTTAGCAAACAATATAAACTTTACTTATAAAACAGTTACAGGGGTAGATAATAGACAAACAGATGAGAATGGAAAAATTGTTATAAACTTGAGTGGTACAGACATTTTCCCAGTAACAGGTTCTCCTATTTCAGAATCACAAGCAGAAGAAAACTTTATCATTGTGGTTGAAAATAGTGGGACTGATACTGCAAATGCAGTATACACACCTGTATCAAATGGCCAGTATTTAAGTTTTAGTAATACTGACGGAGTTGCTCGTAATATAGTGGTTACCAATCAACAAGCTATAATTGATTGTAATACTGCAGGTTCAGTAAATGTTGCTGTAACCTATACGGCAAAAAGAACTGCAGCTACTGGTACTATTAGAACCAAAACTATTACGGCAGGTGATGGTAATACCGCTTACAATGTTGGGGCTAACACGCTCAACAGTCAAATTGAAAAAGGACAATATTTTGTAGATGCACCGACTAGAGTAATCGGACAAAAAATTGAATTACCAGTATCTGATGTTTTCAATATCGTAAAAATTGTAGATTCTGGTGATCTTTCTGTAGATGTTACTAATACAATGATGACCACTTCTGCTAATAATATCACAACAAGATATGCATTAGACACGGGACAGACAGACAACTATTACGGCCACTCTTCAGTCTATCTCAAGCCTGGCCAAACTCCTCCAAGTGGTAAAATTGTTATCGTTTTTGATAAATTTACTCATTCAGGAAAAGGATATCTGACTGTAAATTCATATCCAACATCTGGATATTTCAACAACGGACAAAACACTTTTTCGTATTCAAATATTCCTTCTTATACAAGTCCTGTAAGTGGGGATTCTTACAGATTGTCTGATGTATTAGATTTTAGACCTTATGTGTTGTCAAATGAAGTAGGAACTACACACGACGTTGCGGCAAACACAGATGCAATTGCCAATAGTAGTATTCTTCTTCCTGATTCGGATACTACATCAACTCTTGATTATTCATATTATCTACCTAGAATAGATAAATTAGTTCTTTCAAGAGATCGTCAGTTCAAGGTAGTTAGAGGTAAGTCTGCAACTATTCCAGTTGCTCCGCCAGATGATGAAGATTCAATGACTCTTTATACCTTGAAGATTCCTGCCTATACTTTTACCTTGACTGATATTGAAACACGGTATATTGACAACAAACGATTTACCATGCGAGATATTGGTAAATTGGAGAAGAGAATAGAGAGATTAGAATACTTTACCTCTCTCAATATTCTTGAGAAAGAAACTGCAGCCAGAGACATTACTTCTGAAGGTGCAATAGACACTCTATTCAATACAACGGGTTCAAGATTCAAAAGTGGTATTTTGGTAGATCCATTTGCTGGTCATTCTATTGGCGATGTCACATCTGAAGATTATAATGCATCAGTTCATTTTGCAGAGAAACAACTGAGGCCTCCATTCTACTATGATAACTTCAGATTTACTCTTGATACAGCATCTAGTAACAACGTGGTCAAAACAGGCGATCTGGTGACACTTCCATACACCAATACAACATTTATTGATCAACCTTTGACCAGCAATACTACTCATATCAATCCGTTCAATATTGTGAATTTCATTGGAGCAATGAAACTTGATCCACCTTCTGATACATGGTTTGATGAAACTACTAAACCAGACGTAACGACTAATGTAGAAGGGCATCATGATAATTGGGTGTTGAGTGCAAATACAGATGAAAGTAGAAAAGGATTTGGAACACAATGGGACGATTGGAGTGTGAATTGGTCTGGAAAACAAATAAATCCAGAACCAAATACTTCTGTTTCAAATGTAGGATCAACTTCAGTTGGAACGAGAAGTACCAAACTAATTAGTCAAAATAAATCTAAATTTGGTATCACATCTGATGATCCAGTTGAGACTATTGTCAAGACAGTAGGTAATAAAAAACTTGACATGAGTGTAGTCCCATATGTACGTTCACAAAGAGTCTCATTCTCCGCAAAAGGACTAAAACCTCTGACCAATGTCTATGTTTATGTTGGTTCAACTCATATGAGTGCCAACACAGAACCCGCAAAGAAGTTGGTTCTATCAAGTGCAAATGGAGCATTTAGAGAGGGTGAAATCGTTCGGGACTCTGCTAATAACAGAGGTATTGTGAGAATTGCATCAAACACGGTAAGTAATGTTGCAACTCTCTTTATTACAAATATCTCTGGTAATAGTGGTGCAACGGCAGTATCTCCTGTATCCTCACAAAACAATAGAGTTTCAAATTCTTCTATTGGTTTTGCAACATCAAATGTGGTAACTGGATTGACTAGTGGAGCAAATGGAACTATCGGTTCGGTTGTTGCCAATACAAGAGGTATTTTGAGTGGCGGTTTTTCAATTATGCAATCAGACGACAACGGTACTATTGCAGGTGATGTGGATATCCCAGCAGGAACTTTTAGAACTGGTGATCGTCTTATAAGAATCACCGATCAGGCAAATAATGAACTGGCTTCAACTACTACTGTAGCAGAAACTTTCTTCAAGGCAAAAGGTGTTCTTCAAAACAGAGAAAAATTATTGATCTCAACCAGAGAACCAATTGTCCGAAGAGAATCTTTAGGCAGTGAAGAGATCGTTACTGACACTACCACTCGGCAGACTTCTCAGACAAATTGGGTCAATCCAATGGCACAATCATTCACTGTTGATGGAAGTACTTACCCTATGGGTGTATTCATGAGAGATGTAACTTTGTTCTTTAGTGCAAAAGATACTTATCTCCCTGTGACCGTTCAGATTCGGCCAATAGTCAACGGATTTCCAAGTAGCTCATTGATTCTTCCGTTCTCTGAAGTTACATTGAATCCTGATAAAGTACAAACATCTTCTGTGGCCAATGCAACATCAAGTAACACGACTACTTCAACCACCTTCACGTTTGATTCACCAGTGTACTTGACTCCTGATGAATATGCAATCGTGGTGATTTCAAACAGTCCAGAGTACAAACTCTACACTGCTTCTCACGGTGATAACTCAACTGGAACAACAAGAAAGATTTCCAAGCAACCATTTATTGGGTCTTTCTTCAGACCACAGAATGCTGGTGTCTGGGAAGCGAAGAAAGAAGAGTTCTTGATGTTCCGAATGAATAGATGTAATTTTACTGGAACAGGTGGAGCAAATAACTACGCTAAGTTTATCACTCATGCAAATGGGGCATCTGGTAACACTGCCAATGTACAGTACCAAACCTTCAAAGCATCAGGTTCCACTATTGAGTTTAGTAATACTACAATGAATATTGCATATGAATCTTTCAATACTTCAAATACATCTTTAGGATTTACACCATTTAGTCTTGAACAAAATATCAATTTGACTAGTACAAGACAATTGACAGCAAGTACAAATGGTATGTTCAATATCAATGCAACAATGTCCACTTCAAATGGGCATGTATCTCCTGTTATTGATGTGGATAGATTGAATTTGATTGTAGTAGAGAATAATGTTGATAATGCTGGTCTTTCCGCAAATGATATTGTGGTCACAACCACTGGTGCTGGTTATACAAATGTATCACCAACAGCATATACAGCAACAGTTTCAGCACCAGATTTGACTACTGGGGCTACAGCAACAACTAATGTCTTCGTAGAAGTAACTATGACTGTAGGGTCTGGCTTAGAATCAGCAAATGCTGACTATACTGTCGGACCTTCAAATCCAGGCCAATTTGTAGTTGGTGAGGGTGTGATAGTTGTTGCCAATAATGCTAGTGGAACTGTTACTAATGATGGAGGACAGACAGACAATGCTGCGTATGGGGTCATTACGAGTCAAACATTTGTTGGAAGTGATGACAGTAAGAATACGGCTACAATTACCATTAGGACTAGTGCAAATACTTCATTGTTCAACAGTGGTGTCTTTACAAACGGAACTTGTGTCATCTCAAGTAGTATTGCACAAGATGCGGCCCATACCAATACATTGGCAACTGGATCAAATACCTTCTTCAAAGTCGGCACTGTTAGTGGGTTTGTTGCAAATGTGGTTCCTGTCAATGCAGGTTCTGGTTATTTGACCACACCAACTATTACAATTTCAGCACCAAGTGATGGTGTCAATGGTATCACTGCTGTTGCAAATGTAGTGGGTGAAGATTCTGCAAGAGGGGGAAATATCAATGCAAAATACATCTCAAGAAGAGTGACTCTTGAAGATGGCTTTGATGCATCAGATCTCAAAGTTATTATCAATGCGTATAAACCACTCGGTACAGGTGTTCATGTGTATTACAAAGTCAAATCTGATGAAGATCCACAAGACTTTGATGACAAGAATTATGTTCTTATGACACAAGAAACACCTTCTTCAGTTTACTCTGGTGCTGAAGGGGATATTCGTGAGTTTATTTATAAGACTTCAACCGATTCTATCACCTATACATCACAAAATGTTACCTATGACAAATTCAAGACTTTTGCGGTCAAGATTGTGATGACCTCAAATAATGCAACTGTGGTTCCGAAGGTCAGAGACATGAGAGCAATTGCACTGGATGACTAATATGGAAAAAGTCCAAACAGAAGACCGTTCATTTGTAAGAGATTTACACTCTAAGGCCCTACTCAATACAGATAGAGTGGCTTTAGAAAATCATCGGCAAAGAAAAAAACACCAATCCCAAGCATCACAAGAATGGCAGGAGATGAAACAGAAGATTGAAGAACTAAATAATATGAAGATTGAACTTCAAGAAATAAAAAGTCTTCTCCATCAGATTGTTACCAATAAGGAGTTATAATAAATGTCTGCCAATGTCGCACTATCAGATACCTTTGACCAGTGGAGAGTAAAGACCAATGAACTGTTGGTGATGACACAGGTTGACGGGTCTTCAAACTTTCTAAAACTAACCAATTCTACAGATTCAACGGGAAACACTACTGGATCAATTACCACTGCTGGTGGTATGGGTGTAGCAAAAAGTGTTACAATAGGTCAGAATCTAACTGTTCATGGTAACATTCATGCAAACGGTAATATATCAGCAGATGGATCACTCACCCTTGGTAGTGATAATACAGACGACATCAATTTCAATGCTGATATTTCCTCAAATGTAGTTCCAAATACTGATTCCACGCATAATCTTGGTAATACGACATATTATTGGGCAAATGCATTTATCAACACGATTGATGTCCAGCAAGAAAGTGATGCAGGTAAACCTGGCATCAAGGTAACTGGTGCAGATGCAGATGCTAGATTAGTAGAAATTTTAGGCTCACAGACCACAAATGACATTCTGTATGTCAATGCAGCTTCACTAACTACAGGTTCGGCATTTGTAATCAATCAAGACCTAAGTGATACTACTACGAGAACATTGGGAAAAATTGTTCAAGACAATATTGGTGCAACTGGCACTACAGGTCTCACTATACAGATGGATGCTGGACGAGGATTGTTTATTGACACAAATCTCGCAACAGGTGGGTATTCTCTTGAAATTGATGCCGAACAGGCAGCAAATGGTACTGTAAAGATAGATGCTGCAACGACTACAAATACGGTCATGCAAATTCTTGCTCCAAGTCTGACCTCTGGTAAAATGATTGATCTTACCTCTACGGGTACAGTAACTGGTTCTATCATAGATATCACTGCCGATTCTGCTACTACTGGTACTGGCATTTCAATGTCAATGGATGGATTGACTTCTGGCAAGATGGTCGATTTAACGACCACAGCAGCAACTACTGGCACCATTCTCAATATCACTGCTGATAGTGCAACAGAAGCAACAGGTATCGCAGTTTCAATGGATGGACTGACTACAGGACAGGCAGTTGACATTTCATCTTCAGCAGAACACACTGGGAACCTTGCTTCCATCGTTTCAGGTTCGACTGCCGACAGTGCAAGAGGAACCACTCTCTTTGTCAAGTCTTCGACCGCAAACAATAATGCTTACATTGCTCGGTTTGCAAACAACAGCGCAGATGTTTTGACAATCAAGGCAGGCGGTGATATTGGAATTTCAACTGACCTGACCATTTCAGGTAGTTTAGTCGCAACCACCGCAGACATCAACGGCGGTACAATTAATGCAACAGACATCACCGTCGGTGCTGGAAAAACCCTAGACGTTTCTGCTGGAACGCTGACCACTAGTGCTGCGCAAAAGCAGGCAATTGTTGATGGTGCGACAATAACCGCATCTGATGTTGGACTTGGCAATGTGACCAATGAGTCCAAAGCAACGATGTTCACTAATCCGACTTTTACAGGAACGGTATCAGGGGTCACTAAAGCTCACGTTGGTTTGGGTAATGTGACCAATGAGTCCAAAGCAACGATGTTCACTAATCCGTCTTTTACAGGAACGGTATCAGGGGTCACTAAAGCTCACGTTGGTTTGGGTAATGTGACCAATGAGTCCAAAGCAACGATGTTCACTAATCCGTCTTTTACAGGAACGGTATCAGGGGTCACTAAAGCTCACGTT